GTCTTTGTGGAGTCAAACGCCATCCTCGCGCATTTCGCCGAGGGCACGCCTTGGCTGCCGCCACCTGGTCTGGCCCGCACCCGGGTGTTCGAGTGGCTGTTCTACGAGCAATACAGCCACGAGCCTTACATCGCGGTCGCACGCAACATTCGGACCTACCTCCGCACCACCGAAGCCGAGGTGGAGCGGCTCGAGCGCTGCCGCGAGGGCGGAGAGCGCGCGCTTGGGGTGATGGAGGAACGGCTGATGCGGCACGACTGGCTAACGGAGCCCGACCCGACGATCGCTGACCTGGCACTGTTCGCTTACACGCATGTGGCCGACGAGGGTGGCTTCGACCTCCAGCGCTGGCCCGCCGTATCGGCTTGGATCGCACGGGTCCGCGCGCTACCTGGCATTGTGCCGCTGCGCTGAGGCCTGCCGGCGGCGCTGCGGCATCGGCAGGTCCCACGACCGGTGATCAGGCGCCCGGATTGAACCAAGCCCCGCGCCAATCAATGGCGCCAACGCCGAAGTCGAAGATCACGCTGACTTCGACACCATCCACGCCGGAAACCGGGCCAGTGGTGACCTGCGGTCCCTCGGCACCATTCAGATAGCCATAGACATAGACCGGCGCGGTGGGCGGATCGGCATACAGGTACCAGCGATTATTCGGGATCAGCGGTTCGACCAGCGGCTGGACAAAGCCGGCATAGATATTGGTTTGGTTGATCTGCGTGGCGCCAACACTCACCGTCAATTGCCGCGCGGGCAATTCAAGGCTCGGGCCCACCAGCAGCTTCATGGCATTGCCGACCGAAATCGGCAGGCCATCCAGCGTCTTTTGCCGCAGGATCGCAGCACGACCGGCAGCAAGGTTATTGATGTCCAGCGCACTGCCTGCGGCCGCCTTATTCAATCGCGCGGCGGCCGTGCCGAATACCGCAGCGGGGCCATTGGTCAGTGTCGGGCCATCGCCATTCGCCTGATTGAGCAGCGCATAGGCCGTTGCATTCTCGAAATCCGCCACGCGCCGACCAATGGCGGCAGCAAAATCCGTGAAGGCGCCGAGGTCATCATTCACCAGCATGGGCCGCGTCACGCGAATGCGTCGCGCGAAGGTTTGCAGCAGGACGATTTCCTGGCTTTCCGACATGGTTCCAGCCTGGATCTCGCCATTCTCCATCAGCGGCATGAGCGTCGGGAAATCACCCACGCGCAGATGGCGATGCGGCTTGAAGTCACGGAAGTCGCGCCGGAGGAAAATCTGGCGATAGCTCGGCGCTGCCGGCTGATACGCCGCGAGCAACATCTTGTTCGCAGCAGCCGAGAGCAGCAGCGGAAAGTCCGAAGTGGTGTGAAAGGCGCGCTCGGCGAGCAGCGTCGGGTTGCGCGGGACATTGCGTTCACCGCGAACCCTCAGCAATTCGCCTATCATGTCCGATGGCCGCCAGCCCATGAATTCGGCATGGCGCCCCGTACCTTGCGGCTGATAGCCAGGCATGCTGCGCGCGGCGAGCGCTTCGGCCATGGCATCCAGGATTTCGGATGGCGAGTCATGCCCCGGCCCGGTTTCCGGTCGCGCGGGAACAGAAGGTGGCGCGGCGCTTTTCACCATCGCGTCGAACAGGGAACGGCGCGCTTGGTCCGGATGCCAGCCGCGCTCCACCGCCTCACGTCGGATATGCGCGGCGGTCTCGGTGCCGACCAGGGCGCGTGCGGCGTCAATGGCACCATCAATGCCGGAGATGCGCTCACGCTCGGTGCGTTGTGCCTCGGCTCGGAGCGCTTCAAGGTCAGGCGGCGTTTCCACCGTGGTGGTTGCGGGGGGCGACGCGGCGGGCGGCGCCGGAGGGGCTGCCGGGATTTCCGGCGTCGTCTCGGTCATGGGGATTTCCTCATCAGGCAGGGCAGGTTCAATGGCGAAGGACGGCGCGCCCTGCGGCGCCGCGCCACGCACTTGCGCATCCCGATCAACCGGGATGGGCACGATCGAAATCTCGAAAGGTTCCCAATCCACGGCGCGGTAGATCATCTCGCCGCTCACCGGATCGGGGCGCTGGTCATAGCGATGCACGCGATAGCCAATGCTGACGGCGCGCAGCGTGCCATCGGCAATGCGCTGCCAGAGTGGTTCAACGTCAGCAGCAGCAGAGAATTGCAGCCGCGCATGGCCGCGCCCGCCTTCAAGCCGGGCGGCAATCACACGGCCCAGCACATCCCGCGCATCGCTGCTGCGATGGGTGTTCAGCACCGGCGCATTGCCAGAGCCGAGCTGCGCCATGCGCACCGCATTGGGCGACATATCCAATTCCTCGGTGATACCGCCGAGGGACGGGACAAAGTTGCGCGCCCGCGCGCCGGTGGACCACACGACCTCCACCGTGCGTGCGGCACGGTCCACGGTGGCGGGTGTGGTGATGGCGCGGCGGGCGGTGATCGATTGCCCATCGGGGGGAAGTCGATCGGGCAAAGCGGGATCAGCCGGCGCGGGATCGCTCCCGCCCGGGTCGGTGGTTTCGGTCATGGTGAGCCCTATGCTGTTTGGGTATCTGCCGGCGTTGGCGCTGCTGCCCCAGCCGCCCCAGTTGCGGCGATTTCCACTGCCGCCATTTGCGCTGCGTCCTGCGCGCCGCCGGATTTGGCCACACGCCTCGGATCGGTATCAAGCGAGATGCCCGCCGCATCCAGTGCGGCATTAGCTTCGCGGATCATCTCGACCGCCGAGCGGAAATCATAGCCGAAGGCACCGGCGGCCTCGGGCTGCGGTACGAAGCCCGCACGCACCTGGGCGATCAAAGCCGTGGTGTCTTTCAGCGGATCAATCATTTCATGCGCCGGCGGCACATGCGCGACGCCCTTCGGCATGGCATCCGCCCAAAGCCCGACCAGCGCGCCCTGCGCATGAAAGCGCTCGGCGATGGGTCGCACCAGCATTGGGATCAGCATGCCGTATTGCACCTGTTCGCAAAGGCGCCGGAATTCGATCTTACCGGCGCGGAGGCTGGAGTAATTCGCCTGGGTCAAATCGCCGGAGACCTGATCATAGGTGAGGCCTGCGCCAACAGCAGCGGCTTCAAGTGAGCGTCGCGCGAAGGCGGTGTGCGACCCACCGCCCGAGGGGTTGACCACGCTTACATCACCCTGGCCGCGCCGATACAGGATCATCCCCGGCTCGAAGCTTTCCACTGCGCGGCCTTGTGCATCGCGGAGCAGGCCAGGGTTGCTGTCGCCTGGTTTCGTCAGTGTCTCCTCACCATCATCGGTCACCACGGCGGCAAGGCAGGCCTCTATCTTGGCTTTCATCAGTAGTGCTGCTTCATAGTCGCCAAGGTCACGAAGTCGGAGCAGTACGGGCGCGAGCCAGGAGACATCGCGCAATTGCCCGGGGCGGCGCTTGCGAAAGATATGCAGCACATCGCGCGCGGGGATGAAATTGCTGGCGAGCCGCGCGCCAGGCAGCATCCAGGCGCCGGGATGGGTTGGAAAAAGCCAATAGCCAATCGGCTCGCCAAAATTCCCAAGTGCGATGCCCTGAATGGTCGGCGCGCCATTCACCACGCCATTGCGCGCGGTATCCAGATGATCGCTTTCCAGCACCTGCAGGCTTAGGCCGATCGGGTTCTGTGGCGATGTCGGCACGGTCAGCAGCCGGATGAAGCATTCGCCGCTTTCGACGACCGCACGCATGGCCAGCGCCTGCAGGCCGTAAAGATCAAGTTTGCCCTCAGCATCGCAGGCAGAGCTTTCCGCCCAGGCCTGCCAGGCCGCGCCATGCGCCGTCTCCGGCCAGCGCGTCGTAATGCCCGCACCGACCGCATTGCCGGTCCAAAGATCCACGATGCGCGCGGCATAGGGGTCATTGCGCACAGTATCGCGTGCGCGGCGTGCAACGCTGGCGGCGGCCATGCCGACCTCACCATTCGCGCTGCCGCCTGAGGGCGACCAGGACGAGGCGCGGTTCTCCTGCGCGGCCGCGTAACCCCTGAGGGCCTGCCAGGCAGCGCGCAGGTGGAGCTTCATTCGGCGGGGGCCGTGACGCTATCCAGCAGTGCGCCAGCCGCCTCGGCAATCGCGCCATGGCAGGCCGCGCGATCAGCGGCGACCCAGGCGAGGGCGAGGCCGGCGGCTTCGGAAGGAGAGAGTGCCTTCTCCCAGGCGATCTGGCGCAGGCGGGCAAAGGCGCGGAAGGCCTCCTCGGGAACCCCAAGCGCTGCCGCCAGCGTGGCGGGTTGCCAATGCGTCTGTTCCATCATGCGTTCCTTGTGAAACTGGCGAGTGTCACACTCGGCCGCCGTGCAGCGGCATTCTCCGCGCCGTAAAGGGCGGCGATGGCGCGGGCCAATTCATCCAGGCTGCGGTATTCAACCGTGCGACCTTCGAAGGTCACGCGCGTGACGCCGCCGGTGTAAGCAGAGGCCAGTACGGCAGCGCGGCTGCCCGCAGGCTGCGCCAGCGCCCAGGAGAGGGTGGCGGGGTCCATGGGTATCTTCCCAGTCTAGAATTGGAAGGGTGTCCCCAGTTACTGGGTGGATGCATCGGCTGAGCGAGGGACTATTCGGCTCACAATTGCGCCTCTGGACCGGAATCATGTAGCCTCGCACCCATGGCGATACCTGATTTTCAAACCCTGATGCTACCTGTACTGCGCCGTCTTGCTGAGCGGCGCCTCAAAAGTCGTGAACTCGTCGACGCAATCTGTGACGAATTCTCTCTTACCGAAGAAGAACGGCTCCAGATGAACCCGTCGGGTAAGCAGGCGACTATTTTCAATAGAATTCATTGGGCGCTGACTTATCTCAATTCCGCGCGCCTGATAACGCGTGTCTCACGCGGTGTTTATGAGGCATCTGAAAGGGGCCACGAGCTGCTGCGACAGCCGCCTACGCGTATCGATATTCCTTTTCTGAAGCAGTATGATGAGTTTCGGGCGTTGCGTCCGAACGACCGTTACTCTGAGACCATCGATTCGGTGACTAGCACCCCGGTTTCCCAGGCAGACAGCAATTCCTCGGGGACCCCAGATGAGCGTATTTTTAATGCTGTTGCCGATATTGAAGCGGAGCTTCGTGAACGAGTTCTACAAAGAATTCTTGAGTGTCCCCCTGCTTTCTTTGAAAAACTGGTGCTCGATCTACTCCTGGCTATGGGCTATGGCGATGGGCATCAGGCTGGCGAAGTTCGTGGCAGATCTGGTGATGGCGGGATTGATGGTGTCATTCGCGAAGATAAACTTGGCCTTGACCTTATCTACGTCCAAGCCAAACGATACCGAACAGATAATGTCATAGGCCCAGATAAGATTCGTGAATTTTCTGGTGCATTGGATTTTCATGGCGCCAGAAAAGGCGTGTTCATTACAAGCAGCCGATTCTCTCAAGACGCAGAGAGATTTGCGTTTCAGCTTCAAGCAAAGCGAATTGTGTTGGTGGATGGCCCAAAGCTGACCCTCTTGATGCTCCAGCACGGCGTTGGTGTTCGCCCGAAAGGCGATCCCATCATTTTGCGGGAAATAGATCTGAACTACTTTGATCCTGAAGAAGCGGTCTGACCTAGACCACTGGTTTTTTGCGCTTATTGTCCTTTAACCTCCCGCGCCGCGCGCCAGTGCGCGCAGGATTGGCAGGATCTGCGCACCACCCGCGCCAAGCGCGACCAACACCGCGACGATGCCCCATATCGCGGCCTCAATGCGCCGCGTCTGCTTGCGCAGGCCGCAGATCTCCGCGCGTACCGCCGTATAGCGCTCAGCACAGCGCTCGACATGCAGCGACAGATCCTCGCGCTCGCGCGCGTGGAGTTCCCCGTTACTCATGATTTTCCCCCCAAAAGTAATCAGCGCAGCCACCCGCCACGCGGCGCCAGCCAACCGGGCCGCCGCATCAGCGGAGGCGGATCCGGGTTCGACGCGACAATCAGCGTGGCAGTCTCCGCTACCTGGCTTTCCACCGGCGCATTCGCGATATCCTCGCGCAGCCTTTGCCAGAACCGCTCACCATACCGATCCGCACCCAGCAGCCACAGCGCCGCACGCGCCAGCACGGCACAGTCCAGTGCCTCATTCCTCTCCCGCAGCTTCGCCCATTCTTGGCGTACAAAGCCGCGACGGTCCTTCACTTGGTGGAGCTGCTCGGCCACCAGCTGCTTGATCCATTCAACCTCAATCCCCTGCGGCAGATGCACCCAGCCGGGCGGGAATTCCGCCGCCTCGCCACGCCCGAGCCAAAGCCGACGATAGAGATCAACCTTCCAAGTGGAGACCGACACCGTCCAAAGCTTCAGGCCACGCCGCAGTTTTCGTCCATCCACCAGCGCATCCACCGGCGTCGGCCCCTGCACCGGCTGAGCCCTATTCCAACCATCCACGCCTTTGGTCGGCGCAATGCGTGGATCGCGCAGGCGCCGCAGATGGCCATAAACCGCCGCCGTATCGCGTCCGCCGGTATCAACACAGGCCTTGGAGATGCGTATCGCGCCACCACCAGCACGCGGCCAATCACGCGCCAACAACTCCGCCAGCGCATCCCAGGGCGCCCGTTCACGCGGGCTGCCTGCAATAACGATGTGATCCACCAGCCAGGAGGAATAACCTTCTGCCCAGGCCCAGACATCGCATTCCAGCCGGTCATCCTGCACATCCACACCAGCCGTCAGCACCAGCGCGTCCTGCGCCACAACGCCAAGCCGGAAATCCTCTCGCCGTTCGACCAGACGTTCCCAATCCGGTGCCTCACCACGATCCTGCCAGGTCTCGCCGAGCACGGTGTTGCGGAAGGTTTTCAGATCCTCGGCCTTGCCCTGCGCGGCTTCCCAATCGCGCGCGATCTGCTCCCAGGAGAGCCAGCCGACCGGCGAATAGAGCGCCGAAATATGAAAGCCGATGGTGTGCGGGTTTTCCGCTGCCGCAGTCGGTCGCCATTCGCCGGCGGCGAGCATGGCCGTCTTGTGGTGTTCCTCAATCGGCGTGTCGCAATCCTCGCAATGGTAGCGCACGCTGCGCGGGTCACCCTTTTCCCAAATCAGACGTTCGAATTTCAGCCATTGCATTGCGCTGCAATGCGGACAGGGCAGGAAATAGCGCCGCTGGTCAGAGGCCGCGTATTCCCGTTCAATCCGGCTGCGCCCGGCAATGGTTGGCGTTGAGACCAGAAACGCCTTCCTGCGCCAACCAAAGGTGCGCGCCCGGGCTTCGGCCAAAGCGATCGGGTCACCTTCGCCTTCGATGTCACCGGGATAGGCGTCTACCTCGTCCAGAAACAGAAACCTAGCCGGCATGGAACGCAGCCCGACTGCGCTATTCGCGCCCGTCAGCACCAGAATGCCGCCGGGGAATTCCTTGGACAGCATCGTATTGCCGCTATCGCGCGCGCGGGCGGGCGCCACGCGTTCCCGCAGCGCCGGCGTTTCCTCCAGCAATGGGTCAATGCGCTGGCGAGAGAAACGTTTGGCCAGCTCCACGGTCGGCTGCACCGCCAGTATCGGTGCGGGAACGTGATGCAGAATGTAGCCGAGCCAGTTATTGCCTGCCTCGGTCGCGCCCACCTGAGCGCCCTTCATGAACACAATCCGCCGCGCCGGGTGCACGGCCGACAGTGCATCCATCACATCGCGGAGATAAGGCGTGCGGCTGGTGCGCCAGGGGCCGGGTTCGGACGACGCCCGGCTGCCCAGGATGCGATGCTGTTCTGCCCAGGAAGATACTGTGAGTTGCGGCGGCGGACGCAGCATGGCCCCGGCACGGCTGCGCACATGTTCACGCGTGCGGCCTTCATTCGCCGATGATGCCTGGAGGGTCGAAGCGATCGGAAGCCTCCGTCAGAAGCTCATTGATGTGCTGCTGCAGGATGGTTTGCAGCAGATGGGGTTCGACGCCGAGTTCGGCGGCAATGACGCCGGCCACGCGCGCGGGCCAATTCAGCAGCGCGTCACGCATGGTGCTGGCGATTTCATCAATCGTCGCATTGGCGGTCGCGACATCCAGCAAGCGGCCCTTGCTTTCGTCGAGCGCCAGGCGCTGGGCTTCGACCTTCAGCGCAAGCTGCGCGACCTTCAATCGCGCGAAGGGCGTGCCTTCGGCACTGGCGCTGCCGCTAAGCGTGGAGCGCTGCGGGTCCGCGGTATCCAGCAGCCGGGCGCGTGTCTTGGCGATGTCCCATTGGCCGTCCGGTTCGCGCGCGATGCGCCCCGTGCGTTCGGCCTTGTGCATGGTGGTGTCGCTTACGCCAAGGCGTCGTGCCGCTTCGCGCGTGGACGGTGTCAGTTCAGCCATGGCGGCGACCTCCCGCCGCGCGTTGGTGAGGGTTCAGGGCGTCAGTGAGTGGCGCGGTGGCGGGCTGCGAGGAATGCGGCAAGCGCTGCTTGCCAGTCGGCGTCGTGCGGGGTGCCAATGCGCTGGAGTGGTTCGAGCGTTACCGTGGCCCGGCTGTAGTATTCGCCCTGCATGCGCGCGAGCCATCCGGAAAGCCCCTGCGCGGCAAGGGCGTCGTTCGCGGTCGCTATCTCTGCCTCGCTCGGCTCAGTGCGACCGAGGGAAACATGCCGGCCATCGGTCCCCAAGACCATCCATCGGGTTTCAGTTTCTGTGCGCATCGTCACTCTCCGTCTTGCGTGACGGACGCTTCGCGCTGTGCTTCGCGTGAGCCAAGGCAATAAAGCGCCAGGGATCGCGATGATCCCTGGACTATGCAATCATTCATGCCGCTGTGGCTGTGCAGCTTCATTCTGCTACGCGGTAGACGGTGTATGACCCCTTGGCGCCCTGCTTGTTTGGACCAACTTGGCGAATGCGCTCGGCGATCTCCACCGTAATGCCTTGGCGCTTCTTCAGCCCTGCGAAAAATCCGCGCACCGTGTGTTGTGCCCAGCCAGTCGCCTCGGCGATTTGCGCCACCGTCGCGCCCTCAGGGCGGCGGAGCATGGCTAGCACCACTTCCTGCTTCGTGCCCTCGCGTGCCTTGCGTGGCGCGCCCGTGGCGCGTGTGCTGCGGCGTGAGAGCGCGTTGCGCAGCATGTCCATCGCGCGCGTGATCGGGTCCTGCGAGGTATTGGGCGGCGGCGTTTCCTCCCAGGCTGCCAGCAAGCGCTCGGCGGCTTCCCGCAAATTCACGCTGGCCATGTTCGGCGCCTCTGGCGCGGCCTGCGCGGGTTGTTCCGTCACCGCGTCGTCCTGCTGCGGCGCGGGACTCTCCCCGCCCTGTGGCGCCGTGTCGGGCGCGGTGCGGCCCTCATTCGGGTCAATGCCAATCGCGCGCAGCCCCTCATCCGTCACTTGGATCAGGATCGGCGTGCCATCCGCATCCTCGCGCCATACCATCGCCAATTGATCGCGCGGTGCGGCAACCTCAATCAGCAGGCGGCTTTTGATCAGGCTGTTCACCACCGCGCGGCAGGCAGCGACGGGCAAATGCTTCGGCGCAATCGCCAGCAATTGCGGGTGCTGCGCGCCATGGCTCAATACAATCCGCTGCGTATCAGAAAGCTTCATCGTTTCGGTCTCCGGTTGCGGGCGCCGACCATCGGCCCCTACTGCCGGGAGCCCCGCGGGCGGACCCTGCGGGGCAGTGCGGCGCTGCCTTGCGGCGGGCGGCGTTTCAATCCTGCGCTTCGGCGGCGATGCCCTCGTTGATCACGAAGCCCGTCAGGTAGGGCAGGCCGGCGGGGATGCCCGTCTCGCGGCTGGTGCGCTGCGTGATGCGCCAGCCCATCCATTCCGCGGTGGTCTTGGCGATGGCGTCCGCGAGGCTCGCGCCGTGATGCATCTGGCTATTCACCCCATCGGCGAAGTGGCGCCCGTAGCGGCTGTCGAGGAAGGCGCGCACCGAGGCGGGATCCGTGCTGGTCGCGTTGTGAATTGCGGTGAAGGCAATCGGCCAGGCTTGCTGCGCGTGTTCGCGCATGGTGCCCCAGAAACCCCAGTCTTGGTTTTCGGTGGGAAGGATCGTGCTCATCTTTTTGTCTCCGTCATCGGCGGGGGAAATCCCCTGCGCGTGACAGACCATTCGCGCTGTGATGGGGGCTGAGCCAAGCGAAATAGAGCGTTATTTTGTTGCTATGATTCAGGCGTTTTG